GCCGTTTCGCAAGGCTCGCGCGAAGGCACAGAACGCGGCTTGACGCTTGCGCCCGTTAATGCGGGGGTGTTCGGCTCATGATCGAAAACGAATGGCTTTTAGCTGACGAAAACGGAAATTCGCTCGTTACGTTCCAGTCGTTCATTTCATGCGAAGTCTCGGACGAGGGCGAAGTTCTCAAAATGCCGACGGAAAACGGCGGCTTTGCGGCCTATAACAAGGTCGCCGATTCGATCAAGATTCGCGTACAGCTCGCGATTCAGGGCGACGATTCAGACATTCAAACGGCGCTCACGAACTTAAAGACGTTGAAAGACGGGACGCAGAAATTCTCGCTTGTCACGCCTACGATTGAATATCGCAACATGACGCTTGAAAGCCTGTCCTACTCGCGCAAGCGTGAAGACGGGCTGAAAGTCTGCTATGTCGAATTAACTCTGATCGAAGTCCGCGAAGTCGAAGCGCAGTACACCGAAACGAAAAAGCGCCTGACGAAAAAGAAAGTCAAGCGCGCAGATTGCGCGAGCAGTCAAGCGACGGGCAAAACGGACGCGAAACAGCCGAAAGCCCGGCGGAAGTCAGCTCTAAAAAAAGGCGCGGATTATATTGGTATTACTTCTGGGGAGGCGTAGAAAATGCTGGAAATACCACTTCAAGCACTCCCCGCGCAGTCGTTCATTACGATCCTCGACGAGCAGAACGTTGAAATCAGTCTTTATCAGCGTTATGACCGGCTTTATATGGACGTGACGCTTGATGAAACACAGATCGCCGCCGGGTGCGTCTGTCTGAATTATGTTCCTGTTATTCAGCATGAAACAGCCTTTCGCGGTGCGTTGATCTTTGCCGACACGCTCGGCGACACTGCGCCGCAGTGGGACGGACTCGGCGAGAACGGACGCTATGTGCTGTTCTATCTGACGCAAACTGAGGCTGAAGAATATGGCTTCGTCTTTTAATATTAAGACGCTTCGCGCGGGAATCCAGTTGGGAACCGGCAATTTTCAAGGCACGAGTAAAAATACGTACACGATTGAAGGACTCGCAATGTCCGCGAAGATTGAAAAAGTCGGCCTTCCCGATTTGAGCAAGTGCGAACTGTCTATCAAAGGCATGAAATATGAAGTCATGGAACAGCTGACCGTCCTCGGATTCCGCAAGCTGACAAGCGCAAAAAACGTCTTGACGTTATACGGTGGCACGGTTGGTGAAACTCTGCCCGTGCTGTTCTCCGGCGACATTACGAAAGCCGTCGCCGACTTCAAGAACGCGCCCGATGTGACGTTTAATATCAGCGCCACGGCGGGTGCGTATTCAGTCAAGAAGGCCGCGCCGCCGCTCAGTGTCGCGGGAAGCACGGCGGCGGCTGACCTCGCGAAAGCATGGGCGGCTGAAATGGGATATAGCTTCAAGAACGCGGGCGTAACAACGCAAGTCCAGAATTGCATTTTCAACGGCTCGCCGTTGCAGAAACTGCGCGTTCTTTCAGAGCAGTACCACATTGAAACGATCATTGACGATGGCGAAATAATCATTCAGCCGCGCGGCGAAGTCAGAAAGACAGGGACAATCCCCTATTTGACCGAAGATAGCGGCCTGATGGGTTATCCGGCGTTCAACGATAACGGAATCACGCTGACCGCCTTGTATAATCCAGATTTTAAATTCGGCGGCCTGATTCGCGTGAAGTCAATCGTTCCCCGCGCTTCCGGCGAGTGGAAGATAACGAAGCTCACGCACAGCGTTTCCGCGCATGAAAAGAATGCCGAGTGGTTCTCGGATATTGAGGCGACGTGGAAGGGGGAATGACAGTTGGCAGAATCGGGCATTGTAAAAGGGCTTGCCGATGAATACACAGACGGCACACCGTTGAACCAACTAGAATTCCTTATCAAGACGCTCACGCGCGATATGTCTACGGCGATCCCCGTTATCGTCACAGCCGTTCAGGCAGGCGACACAGCCGCCGCCGGATACGTTGACGCGCGCCCGCTTGTCGCTCAGATAGACGCATGGGGCAAATCGCTCCCGATGGCGACGATTCATCATCTTCCGTATTTCAGATTGCAGGCGGGCCGCGCGGCTGTCGTTCTCGACCCTGTTGTAGGCGACATTGGCCTTCTCGTTTGCGCTCAGTCTGATTGTTCCGCGCTGAAACAAGGCCAGCAACAGACCGCGCAACCCGGCAGCTGGCGCAAGTTTGACCAAGCCGACGGCTTTTATATCGGCGGTTTTATTAATCTCGGCGTTGATACGTTCGTTCGTCTTGCGCAAGACGGCAGCGTGAAGATCACAGCGCCGGGGAACGTCACGATTGACGCGCCGCAAGTCACATACACCGGCGATATTATCTGCGGCGGCTTTTCGTATCTTGGACATACACATACGGGCGTTCACGGCGAAACGAGTACGCCGCATTAAATGAGGTGAGATCATGAGACCGGCAGTATTTAAGGCACTCGACGAATACAACCGAAAACAAGCCGATTTCGCCGCATGGTGCAAGCGCCGCAAAATCGCGATGGACGGCTGGATAACGCTATCCAACCGCAACGGCGCGGGAGATAAAGTCGGCGGCGCGCGCGTTCTTCTTGATGATGACGGCGCGATTGTGTACGGGCTGGGCGGCGGTTTTAAGGGCAAAAAACTAAATGATGCTTTTGCCTCAATTAAAGCGGATAAGTCGCAGGGCTATCTATTCTCTGAAGTAAAAAGGGAACGCAATTCTAAGGAAGCGCGGCAGGCCCGAAAAGAAAAGGTAGCAACACAAAAAGCAGAACAAAGAAAATCTGCGTTGCAGGCTTTAGAAAAAGAAGACGCTAGGCGTGAAAAACTCAGAGAAAGATCACGTCAAGAGACGTCTGAACCGATCACTAAAGAAATTGAAAAGTTTAAGGCTGAATTAGCTGAAAAATCGCAAAAAGAAGTCTGGACGGAATACAGCGCGGCAGCTCGTGAAGTCGAAAGAAATGAAGACGCTGCGAAACGTTACAGTCAAGATATGAACCGCTATAAAACAGAGATGGAATCTCCGATCCCTGAAAATGCTGGTTCAGACAGAATTAAAACAATCAGTGATCGCCGTGATTATTATGTCGAATCTGAACGCTCCTACCTTTGGGCAAAACGTAAGGCTGATTTAGCGGCCGAAAAATACAAACTCGCACGGGCACGGCTTCAAGAAATGCAACGTGGGGAGCGCAGAGAACAATCAGCGAGGGCAAAACAAGCAAAATCTGTTGCTCAGTTGCGCGGTGATAAACGTGCAAACGCGATTGCCTCTTATGTAGAGGAACAGACGAAAGGTATTTCTCAGTATAGAGACGGCACATTTAAAGGCTATCCCGTTTATCGTTATCCCAACGCGGGCGGCAATCATAAAGTTGCAATAATCCGCGCGATGGGAGGTTCTACGGAAGCAAAGAACTATACCTTTGAAGACTTGGGCGGTATGGGCGTAGCAGTTATACCGAAGAATCTTGACACACTGGACGCTAAGAAATACGCGAATTAGAGGAATAACACCATGACCGGACACACGCTATACCTGAACCCCGATTCATGGGACATAACGCTCGACAGTTCAGGCCGCATTTCGACAAGCGCGGCGGCGTATGCAATCGCGCAGAATGTCGCGAACGCGGTACGGCTGTTCACGGGCGAAGCGTTCTTCGCACAAGATGAGGGCATACCTCATTTCGAGATCGAACTCGGCTACACGCGGCCCGCGCTGTCAGTATTGCGCGCTCGTATCCGCGAGGCGGCGCTGAATGTCGAAGGTGTTCTTGACGCGGTTGTGAACCTTGACGGCGTACAGAATCGCAAACTCACGGGCGAAATCTTGCTGACCGTAGCAGACGAAGACAAAAGTACCAAAATCACGCTTACGCTGTGAGGAGGTGAACGCTAAATGGCTATTGTATTTGACCCTCAAACGGGGCTGACCGTTGAAAGCGCGGAAACAGTCTTAAACGCTATCGGCGCAGACTGGCAAAACGCCTTTACGGGCGGCGGTCTTGCGCCGCTTGACATTGACCCCGCAACGCCAGCGGGACAGCTTATTGCAACTGAGGCCGCGCTTGTGCAGGCGAAGGATAGCGAGATTTTGTACCTTGCGAATCAGTTTAATCCTTTGACCGCTGAAGGCCGCTGGCAAGAGGCGTTAGGAAAGATTTATTTTATAAATCGCAAGACAGCCGAGCCGACAGTCGTGGTTTGCACTTGCGGCGGTTTGTACAACACGGTCATTCCCGTTGGTTCAATCGTGCAGAATACAGACGGCTATCAACTGCGAAGCCTTGACGCGGCGACGATCCCGTCAAGCGGAACAATCGACATTGAGTTTGAAGTGACAGAAAACGGCCCGATTTCGATAGCCGCCGGAACGGTGACGAAGATCATTACTGTTATTCCCGGTTGGGACACGGTGACGAATTCAGCGGCGGGCGTACTCGGCAGAGATGCGGAAACGCAGACGGAATTTGAAACGCGCCGCTATAACAGCGTCGCGACGAACGCGCACGGTTCAGTTTCTGCGATACAGGGCGCGATTTCCGGCGTTGACGGCGTTCTTGATTGCAAGGTCTTGGAAAACTCGACCGATTCAGCAATGACTATTCTCGGCGTGTCCGTCGATCCGCACTCGATCTGTGCGTGCGTCTTTGGCGGCGACGGAACGGACATCGCGGAAGCGATTTACAGAAAAAAGGACGCGGGATGCGGCACGACTGGAAGCACGGTCGTTTCATACACTGACCCCGATTTTAACAATTCCGTTTACACCTACAACATACTGCGCCCGATTGCCGCCGACGTAAAAATGGCGGTCACGATCAAGAACACGGGAAGCACGCCCGCGAGTATTGCCGACGACATAAAAGCCGCGCTTATCGCAGATTTCTACGGACAGGGTGAAAATCCCCGCGTCGGCCTCGGACAGACGCTTTACGCTAGCCGCTTTTATCCGATTGTTATAGGTGCAGGCGTGAGCGATTTCGTTTCGCTGACAGTTGCGCTCGGGACGGGCGCGTTCGGTTCGTATATCGACATTAACGCGAACAGGGAACCGCAACTGGACGAATCTAATATCACGGTGACGATCATATGACGGCGCGGCGCGATTTCTCAATTTTGCGGGATGAAACGATCCTCAGTCAGTATAGCGCCTCGCCGCACATTCTCCAGTTGACGCATGACATCTCACTGAGGATCGACCCCGCGCCAGATATAGACTTGTTCTTTGAGAAAGTTTTCGACATTGAGACGGCGCAAGGTTGGGGGCTTGACAACTGGGGGCGCATTTTAGGCATTCCGCGCGGCGTTCAAGTTGCAACGACAGATTGGTTCGGCTACTACGGCTCTGGGCTTCAGCCTTGGAACAACGCCCCGTGGTTCAACGATCAACAGGCGACGAACAATTACCCGCTGACCGACGAAGCGTATAGAAAACTACTGATTTACAAGGCGGCGGCGAATATCGGCTCCGCTGACGCGGCGACGATTAACCGCCTGTTGTCGCAAGTCTTCCCGGATAGCTACGATCATGTCGTTGATAACGGCGACATGTCGATCCGCGCAGTATTCAGCGATTACCTCGAACCCGTTGAAATCGGTATTCTCAACACATACGGTGCGCTCAACAAGGGCGCTGGCGTGCAGTGGGTCTACCTTTCCGTCAATCCTAGCGAGGTTTTTGGCTTCGATGACAGTGGTTTTCAACCTTTCGACTGCGGCGTTTTCACACCGTATGACGTTGTTATTTTGTGAGGTGATATAAATGCCCGAACCTACTAAAATTCCTCGTCCTTTCGCGGATTCTGGCGACAAAAACAGTATTCCTGATTCTAGCGGAGGTCTTGGCTTTGCCTCATGGCAAGAAGGTTTCCCGGCAATCACGGGAACGCCATTTGCACAGGGCGGCGTTGCTCCAAAACGTGCGGATTTTAACGGGATTTTTAACGCGCTCAGTCTGGCAACCGTCTGGCAACAGCAGGGCGGTTTTTATGAGTACGACGCAACGACCGACTACGAGGTCGGGAACGTCGTTGAGTACAATAATGACTTGTATAAATGCCTCACCGCGAACGGTCCGGGTAGCGCAGTAAAAGCCCCGACTGATACGACCGTTTGGAGTAAAGTTATGACTGCCGCAGATGTGGCGGCGGCGTATTTACCGACTTCAACGATTTCAACAGGTACATGGACACCCGAATTAGTCGGCAATACAACTCCCGGAACTTATACATATAAGCAACAAAACGGGACTTTTATCAAAATCGGAGACCTTGTATATATCGCCGCTAATATAGAAATCGGCGATTATACTGTCCACCCATACGGTCGTGCATATATAACTGGCTTGCCATTTGTCGTTTATGGTGAAGCGACGGCAATCAACGTCCGCGGCACGTCGGGCTTATCTAATTCTTTTTTTAAATGCACTCGTGCCGTGACAGGAAACGGTTATTCAAGAATTTTCTTGCAAGGCATCGACCAGTCAAATAACGTTATTGATGATTTAACATTTTCAAATTCTTCTCAGACTAGTGGGCGTTATCTGTCACTGGCCACGCCGTCTGGAAATACTACGACTTGCCAAATTAGGTTGTCTGGTTGTTATAGGAGTCAGTAAAAATGGACATTACATCAAAATTCGCAAGCGTTGAAATTAACGGCATCGGCAGACGCGCCTATATCAACAGTTCAATCGGACGCGCGGAGTTGCTTTCCGACTGTACAGCGCATGATGTGAAAGATGTCTACGATGAAGTCATGGCGGTATGGGGCGAAAACCCGACCGTGCCAGATGAACCGCTCCCGCCAGAACCGACCCTTGACGAGTTGAAAACGCAGAAAAAGAGCGCGATTGCGGCGGCTCGATATGAAGCGGAAACAGCGGGAACAACGGTCAACGGCGTTTTGATTGACACAGGGCGCGACAGTCAAGCCCTTATCACGGGTGCGGCACTCGCGGCAGTCATTGACAGCAGTTATTCGCTCAACTGGAAGACTGAAAATGGCTTTATTCATCTAACCGCGCCAGAAATCATCGCCGTCGCACAGGCAGTCCGCGCCCACGTTCAGACGTGTTTTGACCGTGAAGGCGAACTCGTCGCGCTTGTCGACGCGGCACAGACTGCGGAAGAACTCGACGCTATTGACATGACTTGGACTGTATAAGTGTATAAGTACGAAAACGCCCCGCACTCGCGGGGCTTATTTTTTTAGGAAGGAGTGGTAACAATGCCAGAACCTTCGAAAATCCCGCAAGCATGGGCGTGGAACGGTGACATCAATAACATTCCAGACCTCGACCCCGGCAACGGGTTGGCAAGTTGGGAACTCGGTTATCCGATTGAGACGCAAACCCCGATCGCGGCGGGTGGAACTCCCCCGCGCAGACAGGACATGAACGGGGCGCTTAATGCGTTATCGAATCATTCGCTATGGTATCAACAGGGCGGCTTGTGGGAATATGACGCGTACACTGATTATGAAATTGGTAACGAAATTCTTGAGAACGGCAGTTTGTATTATTGCATCGCCGCGAATGGGCCGGGAAGCACGGTAAAATCGCCTAGCGCGGACACCGCAGAGACCTACTGGAAGCCGATTATTTTCTCGAACGGTCGTCACCCGGACCCCGACCATCTGCTTGCTCCCGCCGTTCTGCAAGTGCTACAGGCTGTTTATCCCGTCGGCTCAATTTATTGTTCTTACGGTTCGACTTCGCCCGCGGTGCTGTTTGGATTCGGTTCGTGGACGAAAATCGAGGGACGTTTCCTTCTCGGCGCGAACTCGACGTATTCGCTCGGTTCTCAGGGCGGCGCGGCGACTGTCACGCTGACCGTCAATCAAATCCCGTCACATAGCCATACCGCGTCAAGTGCGAGCGCGGGAAGCCATACTCATACCGCAAGCACAGCGAGCGCAGGCGCGCATACTCACAGCGTCAGCGGTTCGGCGGCGAGTAACGGCAATCATACGCACACGCTGACAGTAGACAGTGGCGGCGCGCATAGCCATACCGCAAGTTCAAATAGTGCGGGCGCTCATACGCACACGCGCGGGACTATGAATATTACTGCGTCTGGTTTTATGTGTGACCGCTCTGGCAGTGGTTCATACAATGCGTTCATCAATCAAGCAACTGGGGCATTGTATTATAGCGGCGGTAGTTATTATGGTTCAAATGGTGGTATTGATACCGACGACTATACTGGATTTTTTGACGCATCTCGTTCGTGGTCGGGCTCTACCTCTTCAGCGGGTGCGCATTCTCACACGATCACCGTCAATAACGGCGGCGCGCACTCGCACACGGCAAGCGCGGCGACGACTGGTGCTCATACTCATACTGTCAGCGGCACAGCGGCGAGCGCGGGCGCGCATACTCACACGATGACAGTGGGTTCAGCGGGCGCGCATACTCACACGATCACCGTCGCGAATACGGGTGGTTCTCAGGCTCATAGTAATATGCCGCCCTATTTGGCGGTGAATATGTGGCGAAGGACGGCATAAAATGAAAGTGCGTCTGTTCCCGCCGCATTTTGCGGCACATGAACTGCGGTGTAAATGCGGATGCGGTCTTTGCAATCCGCGTGACGAATTGTTAGAGCTTGCCGAAAAGGTGCGTCACATTCTCGGTGACGTGCCGATGTATGTGACTTCATGCTGTCGATGTGAAGCTCATAATAAGCGCGTCGGCGGCTCGCCTACGTCAAAACACCTGACGGGGCGCGCGATGGATTTTCAGGTGCAAGATATGAGCGTCTTTTGTGCCTACGCGAAAATTGTTGCGGCATGGGAACGCGGCGACTTGCCCGAACTCGGCGGGGTTGGACTTTATGTGAAGAAGAACTTCATTCACATCGACACGTTCCACGCAGTAGACGGACACCTTCGCAAATGGCGGGAGTGATGAGCATGACGGGTGAAAATAGCGAAAAAACTTTAGTTGACATTGCTATCACGGGCGGCGTGGGTGCTTTCATCGCGGTCATTTTTGCCGCTGTCCGCGCCGCAAAAGATCATGTCGATGATTCGTTCAACTGGAAACGGTTCGCTGTTGGACTATTCAGCGCGGGCGGCGTGGGCGCGCTTGTCGCTTGGGCTTTGGACTATCTCGGCGTTGGTAAAGAGTTGAGCGCGGTCATTATCGCGATGTGCGGCTATACAGGCGGAAGATTGTTGGACATCGTCGAAGCTGAAATTCCGGACACGATCAAAGCTTTTTTTGACGGCATTCAGTCACGCCTCCGTGAAGGGAAGTGGCGGCGTGATGATTGATTTCGACGACGTGATGTACTATGTGCGAATGTATTACCGCGTCGCTATTGGCATCGTGATTCTTGTTGCGCTTTATCTCGCGATCTGGCTTTTTAAGGGCTATGGAGGGCGCGAAGAAGTTAAGGCGACGATTGACGAGATTAAAACGACGACCGAAGTTCACGAACGCCGCGCTGATGACATCATCGACGCGGCGAAAGCGAAGGAGGTGGCGGCAAGTAATGAAGTCAAAAAGGCTGTTGATACTACTAGCGATGACGCTCTGCCTGACATACTCGCGGGGCTTCTCGCAGACTATCGAAAACAGCAGCGTTGACGCACTCAGAATTCAGCGCGGTTGGGTTGCATCGTCGGCGGGCTATTTCCTTAGTGATTCCGCAATGCGGGACACGATTTCAGGATGGCAAACTGCACGGAAAGAAGCCGACATAAGACAGCAGGCATTAGAGGCGCTTCGCGACGAGATCAAACTGCAACAGGCTGACCTCAAAAGACAGCTCGCCGCGCTTCAAAGCGAGATCGATCTTGAACGCAAAGCATACCGTTCGCGCATTCGCGGGGGTAAGGTTCAGGGCATGATCTACGGTACGATTATCGGATTTGCGGGCGGCTGGTTCGTTAAGCGGAATAATCCGTAATGACTTGAAATCGAAGCGGAATAGACGGGCAAGAAGGCCCCAAACTTGACCGAGCCTATACTAAACTACCCCTGACAGAGTAATTCTGTCAGGGGCTTTTTTTATTATCTTGTCTCTAAAACCGTACACGTTAAAGGTCAAAAAACGGCGCTGTGCTAGTTGTGCCAATCAAGAACGATTTATTATGTGTCGGTTCTCCCCTCCGCCATTATCATTGGTCAAAGAATCAGCATTTGCCGCTCTGCCTTGTCGCAGGGCGGCTTTTTTTGTTATAATCCGGCCATCGTTTTTGGACAAAAACGGACATAGCGCGCCACAAAACCGTACACAAGACCGTGCACGGGGACGGCGTGCTGACCGTACACGGAGGAAAACAGGATGCTGACGCAAAACGGCCTTGCAAAGATCAAGGCGGGAGAAAAAGACCGGTTGGAGCCGGACGGCGACGGGCTGTATTTGCTCGTTCGCGCGTCTGGACGAAAAACGTGGCTCGTGCGCTATTGGCAAGACGGGCGCGAGCGAAAACTCACGATAGGTGACTTCCCCGCTGTCACGTTACCGCAGGCGCGGCAAAAGCGCGACGAAATCAAAAGCCGAGTTCGCTCCGGCCTGCCTGCACGCGATGAACCGGACAAAATGCAGCTGGCGAACGTCGCGCGGGAATGGCTGAAATACAAGTCGCCTCAATGGGTATTCAAATATACGCAAACTGTGACCTATCGCGTCGAGCATTACATTCTGCCCGCGCTCGGGAATACCGCTGTCGGTGCATTGACGCGGCAACAGGTGACGGCGTTCTTGCTCAGTCTGTCACGGCGCGGGACGGTCGT